TAACTTAACAAATAAAGTTGTTTGATTAATACCAACACTACCATTATCAAAAACTTGACTATTTCCAATTGAGCTTGCTCCTGTAAACTTAGGCAAGTAGTTAGTTGTCCCAGTTCCAGTAACGGGATTAGTCAAAGCGTTTTGTTTGCCGTTAAATGTCGTCCAATCGGTACTCGATAACAAGCCATTTTGCGAGCCGCTAGCCGTTGCAATTGCTAAGGTAATAGTTCCGCTTGTTGTTACTGGAGTTGAGCCAATAGTAACGCCGCTAGTCGCCGAGGATAAGCCTACAGAGGTAACCGTTCCAAGGTTGGAAGTTTTATTGTTAAACGTCGTCCAATCCGCCGAGCTTAAAGCGCCTCGATTAACCGCGCTTGCGGTCGGTAAATTAAAGGTATGGGTATCCGTTACGCTGCTAATTGCAAAGTCCGTTCCGCTAGTCCCAACCGTTAAATATTGCACTTGGCTAGTAAGTCCGTTTAATGCAGTCAAACCAGTTGTAAACGTGGTAATAACTTGGCATAAATGGTTGTCCTCTGTATGCAGCGTAATTGTGCGACCAGAATGTGTAACGTAGTATCTAAGGGCAAGCCTATCCGTTAAAGCTAGGACTGTTTCGGGAACTGCTAAAGTTGAATAATATGGGTTTAAATTAGTTCCAAACGCAATCAATTCAGGTGCTGAGCTGCTAGTTGCAATTAAAGTAAAGGTCGTGCCATTGTACTTGTAAAGCTCAACATAAAACGACGGCGAGCCTCCATTACTTGAGGCGCTAAAATAGGTTTCTAGATTCCAATTTCCAGCTGGGATAAGTAGTTTATTTGGGTCTAAAGCGTCCGTAATAAATGAGGCAATATAGCCGTCGGCGCTTATGGTTATGTCCGTCCCAGCGCCAAAAACTGGCGTTCTGTTTATCTCTTTATAAGCAACTCCGCCAATTGTGCCTTGGCTTACCGAGCCGTTTAAATAGTAACTAACCGACGAACCGCCGCCAGTAGTCGCGGGGAAATCAGCCAAAGAGCCGTCGCCTCTAATGTATTGAGACACTAAGCCAGCGCCAGAAAGTATTTGAGACTCAGTAATTGACAAACCAGTTGAGACCGTTGCAATTGTTACGGGCAAGTGAGTTTGACCGCTTCCACTTGGGTCGACTGGATTTTGTCCCTCCGCCACGGCAAAGCCTGGAGAGGCTGGAGTTGAGCCTTGTCTAATTACTTGCGCTCTATATTTGCTAATATTTACGTCTGACATTTAAGTAGTTGGTTCAATTCCTAAATCGTACAATTCAATTCTAGCCGTTCCAGTTCGGCAATTTAACTCGTAACTCATAAGCGCCCAATATCTGCCATTGTACAAGAAAGACCGATAAGGGTCTAAATCTCTACGCTCTAAAGTTGCTAATATTCTGTAATTTGTTCGGCCTTTCAAGTTAGCTAATTCTTGCACGATTATGTCAAGTAAAGGCAAATCCTCCACGCCATCTCGTGACCAACCTTCGGAAACCGCGTTAGTAAAATCAAGCAATCTAATTGCGGAGGCCGAGTTGCTAGTAATTGCGTCTCCAATGTATGTATTATAATCTGGATGCACGTTTGCATAAGGTGAGCCAGTAACCGCCTTTACTCCTAATTTAGACAAGGACAAACCTTCGGTTTTCTCAATCTTTAGCGAAAGGTTTTCGTATCTCACAACGTATCTATTAGCCGTTCCGCCGTTGCAAATAAGTTGATGCATTCGGATCTCAACCTCGCCGTCAACTGGGACTAAAACGTTATTTATTGCAATGCTATTCCAAACCGAGCCAGCGGTAACCGTAAATTCCATAACAGTACTAGTGCCAGTCCAAGCAAAGGTTGTTGCTCCAGTTCTTGACAAATATTGGTTGCCAATTTTAATCATAAGTCCAACGGCATGAGCGGCTGGAGTTATAGAATAACTTGTGCTAACTCGCTCAACCATATATTCAAAGCTCAAAGAGATAGTATTAGCCGTCTCTTCAGCGATTGTAATCGCGCCTCCAGTTGTATTCCTATTTGCTGAAATGTAAGATAAATTTGGGTCGGCAACTCCAGCGGTTGTGGTTGTCGTCCAAATTTGGACATATTCACCACCTCCAGAAACGTATTGCACTAATGCCGTATTTCCACTTGGCACGCTTGCTGGTTGGTTAGTTGGAATTGCTTTAACATAATCCCAAAGCTTTAACTGGTAAATCCCATCGTAAGGAGAGCCAACGCCATTTAAATTCCACTCTTCAATCGCAAACTTGGCATCAAATACTCCACCCTGACTATTTCGGTCTAATATTCCAAGATTTAGATATGAGTTAAACTCGGTAAATACACGCCTTGCCGTCTCTTCGGGCGAGTTAATGTCCGCGTTTATGTCGTCGCCGTTTACAATTGTAGTTGTTGCAGCCAAACTTAGGTCGGGCAAAAATTCGTACATCTTGTAGGACAACTTGTTTAACTCGAGCAAGCGCACAACATAAAATTGGTCTTTCCATAAAAACACGCGGCAAAGAAAAGGGTTAACCATTCTTTCCAATGTTTCACTTAAATACAACTGCTCGTTTTCAATCCTTACTCCGTTGCTAAATTTAGCGTCTTGGCCATCGGTAAAAATTGCATTTTGAGGCACGTTAAATTGACGAAATACATTCTCGTCTGTGTCCATCCTAGTTTCGTAGACTTCGCAACCTATAAATACTGGTCTTTGGTCGACAAAAGATTGGTTTAAAGCTCCAACAATTCCAGACAAGGCTTGTGTTCTTGGGTCTGGCCAAGAGGTAAAATTTGAGCGTATAGAATCAAAACCTTTTAGTCCATCAATTGCAGTAAAAGAGAAAAGCTTAGGGCCACTCTTATATGGCGATGTAATAAAGTCAGGCGCAATGTAGCCGCTAAAGAAAGATTGAACTCCATCAAATAAAAGAACATTTATTTCTTGTATTCCGCTTGTTCCTCCGATTACAAACCTATTTTTTCCAAAAGCAACAGCTTCAAAATTTGAAATTGAAGCCGCAGGAATTGATGTCCAACTTTTTCCAGTTGTTGAATAATATATTCTATTTGTTCCAAAATCTATAACGCCAACAAAATATCCGTTTCCGTATGCAATTTGATTAGGATTAAAAATATTTGTTGCGTCATTCCAATTTAATCCATCTTCAGACCATTTTGCTCCAGTTACAAATAAACCATTAGCAAAAATAATACTATTACCTCCAAATGCCGTAGCTTGTTCGTCCCAATTTAAACCGTCGTAAGATGTAAAAGTAGTGCCTCCTGGTGAGCTATCTGAAAGAGCAACCCAAATTCCATTTCCATAAGCAACACCAGTAAATGTTGGATTTACACTTGTTGTTCTTGATGTCCAAGTAATTCCATCTGGAGAGGTCATTATTCTATTAGTCCCACTTCTAGCAACGGCAACAAATAATCCATTTCCGTAAGATATGTCTTGAAACCACATTGCTTCACTAGGTGTTCTACTTGTAAAAGTTATACCGTCCGTAGATGTACTTATAAATGATGTATCAACACCTGGAGAGCCAACTGACGCAAAAGAAAGAGCAACAAATAAACCATTACCATAAACAAAATTATCACCGTATATTCCGCCAATAGTATATGTCCAATTTATTCCATCATAAGAATAATAAACTTGCGCAAAATCACCTCCAACAAAAACCCCGTTTCCATAGGCAATTTTTCTAAATCCTGCGTTTACGTTTACTGGGAACCAATCAGTAATATCATTGTTTGCTCCAATTTGATTTAAAGCAACTTTCCAAGTACGATTGCCGCCAACAAGAAATTCATTAAAATCTCCAGTTTCGCCAGCAATTGTAAAGTCAACCGAGGAGCCAATAATTGTCTCTAACGGGTCATTTCCTGTATTACCCCAATTATAGGTGATGTCGTTAATCTGCAAAGGTGTAATTGCACCTGAATAAGCAGCTTTAAGTATCTGCAAATTCCAAACTAAACCGCCGTAGTTAGTAGCATACCCCCCCTCATATTTTATTCCGTAATCATTTACAGGAGCGTTTTGGCCTGTTAAAACAACGTATGCTTTAACGTCCTCACTCGGCATTGTAAAACTAAAGGACAAGCTTGACGATAAGAAAGTATTGCCTGGAGAGCTATACCACATTGCAGTATGATAACCAGAGCCTGGGACTACTGCAATTGTAAGAACGTCCCCTTCAGTATAGAAATCTAAAGGAGTAACGCCGTTGACGGTAATCGTGCCAAGACCTTCTCGAACGGAAAGCAATAATCTATAATCGTTTGCCATTATCCTTTATTTATCTTGTTGTTTGCTTGTCCTAAAACATAAACCAAGTCGTTTCCTTTTACTACAAACTCGCCGCTCACATCTCTGTTTTGTTGAAATAAACCGCCCTGAGCTCCCCCAGTAAATGACGAGCCGCCACCAACACCTGAGTTTCCAACTGAAGAGCCGCCGCCTCCACCTCCTCCACCGCCTCCGCTTGAACCTCCCAGGCTTTTAGCTTTAGACGATACAAAACCAGCCAAAGCAATTAAAGCAACTCCAGCTCCAATTGCGACCGCTGGGTTAAGCGTTTGCAAAGCCTTTTTAATACCAGCAATTGCCAAACCAGTTCCAATCGCAAGTTGTCCTAATTGGTTTAAAACTCCAGCAAGTCCACCAAGCAAAGCCGCTCCAGCCGCTTTTACTACATTTCCACCACTTGCCAAAGCGTCACCAATTGCAAAGGCAAAGTCTCCAAGAGTTTGTTGGGCTCCTCCTTCAATAACTCCAGCAACCTCAGAGTTAAACTGAGCAAGCCTTAAAACGAAAGCAGTTAATTTTGAGTCGTCAATATCTGCTATTTCAGGCGCTATCTGAATTTTACTTAAATCAATTTCTTGCAACTTTCCCAAAGATGGGGCAAGCTCCGATGTTAATATTTGTAGTTTCTTAAAAGCGTCGTTTCTTAATTGGTTACCCAACTCAGTTTGTGCAATTAATTCGTCTTCAATTTTTAACTCCTTTTCTTTTTCTACGTTTACGGCTTTAGATGTTGCTAGCTTAGCATTTACAACTGAAGCTCCAGCTTCTAACTGTTTTGTAATTTGTGCAGTTAGTTGATTATTTTCTTTATTTATCCTTGTAATCTCTCCTTGTAAAGTTGCCTCTTCAGTCAAAGATTTATTGGCCGAATTAATACTTTTTATTAAAGTATCGTATCTCTGCAAATCTCCTTGAGTTAAAAAACCTTCTTTTTGTCTCTTTTCAATTAATGCATCCAATTGAGCCTGAGCAGCTGAGGTGTCTTGCAATCTTTGAGCTCTCTGCTCTTCTAATTTTGTTTCAATTCTTAATAAATCAATCCCATTTTGAGCAATTTGATTGGTTGCGGCTTGTGCCTTTGCTTTAGCTAATAAATTAGCTGCGACTTTTAAATAAGCGTCTCCAACTTGTCCGTTTAAAATTTGCTCTTTAGTAAGATTGCCAAAATAGTCAGGATAAAGCTTTTGCAACTCATTAACCGCTGCCAATCTTTTATCCGTACTAACTGCGGTATTTGTTGCCTGTAATTCTAAGCTTTTCAAAACTGCAAGTTCCTTTTGTGCTTCTTGCGCTCCTTTTAAAGTAGCCGCAGCAACTCCAGTTAATGTCTCTTGGTATGCCTTTAATGTCTCATCTAAGCTTTTAGCGTCCTCTTCAGATTTAAAGAATCCTTTTTGTTGTAAAATAGTAAATGCCGTTGTAAGCAAAGAAATACCTAAAATTAAGGCGTTTCCTGAGCTAAATATTGAGGCAAAAGACTGTTTTAAAGCCGCGCTTGTTGAGCCAGTAGTATTCTTTAAAGTTTGAAAAGATTGCGCTAGCTGAGTAATGTTGTTACCAATACCAATAATTCCAAAAGGAGCATCTTGTACAATTCGAGCAAAGTCTATACCAACGGAATTATAACCTTGAGTTGCCTGGGTTAGCTTTTGAACTTGTGGCGCCGTTGTTTGTGCCGCTTTCCCTAACTTGTCAAGTTGACTTGTTGCAGTATTTACGCCATTGGTTAAACCAACTACGTTTGCCCCAATCTCAACCTCTATTCTTGGATTTGCCATTTCTTTCTAGTTTACTTGCAATTTCCAACAATTTCTTTGCTTTCGCAAAGTCTTGCGGTGTTGACTCTAAATGCTTTGCCGTCTTATCCCAAGGCAATGGCCAAAGCTTTGTTGGTTCCAGGTTAGCTCCTTTTTTTAAATGAGGATGTAAACCAATTACCGCTTGAACTCTCATTGCCTCAATCATGTCTTTTTGGTCAATCTCGTGGCCTTTTATTAATGCCTTTAACTCTTTACGGCTTAAACAAAAAAGCTGCTCATAAGGGACTTTTGTCCGTCCTACGAGCAGCATTAAATTTTCTCGAGCGGAATAATCTTCGCTCTCGTCTTCATTTATGTTTTTTTTTCTTGGCTTTCACCAATGCCCAACTCTAAAAGCAAGTCGGCCAAAACATCGTTAAACAACTTCATTACATCCTTTCCCTCAATCCAAACTTTTAACTCATCCAAAGCAACTGGATTTGATGATTTACGCAAGCAAGCAACTTTGTGGCATTCATGTAATAAAGCGTAAATATAATCTAGTTTAGGGATTGCGTTGCCAGTAAATGCCTCTGCAATTCCTAATCCTGTAAAATCCTCAAAGTTTGCCAATGACCCAAGATTTGGGTAAAAGAAAATCTCCCCTTCTTTAAAAGGAGCTGAATGGTACTTAGCCATATATTTTGATTAGGTTGGTATAACGCTAATAACAGGAGCGCCAGCAAAGTCGAAAGTTCCTGAGAATGAAACTTGAGAGTTTCTTTCAGCAGTAATCTCAACTGAGTTTAATTGAGCGTCAACTGTAATGATTTTGTCACCTGAGTCAGTACCTCCAAAAACCAATTCAAATACTTTTCCGATGTCTTCCATCAAGTCAAAAGCTGAAAGGTTAGATACTCCAGTAGATGCAAAATCTAGGTCTCCACTAAAAGAGAAAGAGCCTGATTTGTCGCCGCCTTCTAGTCTTACACCATAATCGCCCGTGCAATCGTTTCTCACGGTTACGGACTCATTGGATATTGAAACAGATGCGGAGGTTTTACAAACGACTGGAAGGTTGTTCCACTCGAAAGTAAAGAAATTGCCTAATTGATATGTTGCCATTGCTTATTCGTTTTAACAAATATACATAAATTTTTATTTACTAAGATACTTGGAAAATATCCAAGGTATAAGACAAGATTTTTTGGTAAGCTATTTGGCTACTACCTTGCTCAATTTGTGTTCTGCTAAAGTTTTTTCTAATCTCTAAAACTTGCAAATCGGCTGGAAACGTTAAATAATCCAAAGTCATTTTTAATTGAATGGCATTGGAAATATTTTCCGAAAGCTTTTTACCTCCGCTCCCTTGTGGAAACTTGGTAACGATATTAATTTGTACGGTTGCGTTTTGTCTAATCGAGCAATCGTTGTTTGTTGTTTCAGCTTCGTTTTGGTCTGTTATAAGAACGTAAGCGGCCGAATTTACATAGTTTGCTGGATTAATCGTTGGCGGTAATTCAGTATCGTAAACGGGCAAAGTAACTCCGCTAAGAGTCAAAGGCGTAATTGCATTAATTACCGCTATTCGTATGTCTGTGGCTATTTCTCTCATCCTAAATCTTTGTTTATTTCGTTTTCAATATCGGTCAC